CACCATGTCAACATCTGGGTCACTAGACAAGCAAAACACCTCTTTATGGGTCATAGATAGCCCTTTTTTTGCGATTTCATCCTTATACCGACTGAGATAGCTATAGAACTTTACTGAGCAGTCAGCATGGCTTATAGCGCCAGGAATATAGACCTGAGTACATTGATTGTCCATATTAGGATCGTCATTACAGACATATCCAAATATAATCATTGCATAAACAAGTTTCATAAGGATACATACCATTTTTAAAAATAGTGTAAAGATCTTCTTGACTTATTATAATATCTTATCTATATAAGTTGTCGATGACAAAAATTACTGAAGAAGAATTTGCTGCACGAATAGCACAAAAACAAGACTCAGGTGATTATTCTAGAGATCCTTATAAAACAGGCTCATGGCAGGAAAAAAGAATAGCTGCAATGAACAGAGCATCAAAAGCAGGAGGTATTCCTTTTGATGAGAATAATCCTTGGTTTAATGAGTGGAATCAAATTCTACATACAAAAGCAAAAACATTATTAGAATTTAAAAAGGAGAATTGGTATGTTCGATGCAGAAAACAATCTTGAATTTACTATAGCAACTTGGTTAAAGCATCATAGAAAATCTAATGATCTTTTACAAAAAGATATTGCTAAAGTATTAAACGTGTCACATCAAAGTATAAATAAGTATGAGCATAGTATTTGTAGAATGTCTGCTAACTCATTACTGAAACTAGCTAATCATTATGGTTGGAGTTTAAACGGTTTAATAAAAACAGAAAGGAAATAATATGTCAGATGAAAAAAAGATAGTAAGTGTTTTGAGTATTGCTTTTATAGCTTTATTCTTAACTGCTTGTTCTACTAAGTATACGGTTAAGTTAGGAAAAAAATGTACACCTGATCATCAAGAATGGTCTTATGTATGGTTTATTGAAAAAGAAGGAAGCAACGTAACAAGAGATAATTGTGGGGAAGGAAAATAATGGACATAAGTAAATGGAAAAGTATGGCGATAAGAAAAGAAGATCATACTTTATTAAAAGGACTTTGTGCAGATAAGTACAGAGCTCCAGCAGCAATGTTTCAAAAAATATTGCATGACTATATTGGGTTTCAAGCAAATAAAAAAGGCCTTGATGTAGACAAATATAAGACACAATTGCATAAAAAAGGTAATGGAAAATGACCATTACTGCAGTAGATATCAAAAGAGTTTTTTTCGATGCTAAAGGAAAAGAAAGTTTTACAGTTGAATATAATCAAATCACTGATGAAATTACTTTGACTGTTGATGGTATCGAAAGAAACAAATTTAAATCTAAAGATGCAGAAAAAAAGTATGAAGGTTTATTGCAACATATAAAAAATCAGTTTATAAAATTTAGAGATGTGGTTAAGAACTAAAAAAATAATTGTAAGACTTAGAATGTGGTATGCTGATTTTAGGGGCCATCATGGCAAACGATGGGACTATGAACCTGGCGAATGGTATATGGGTAGACACAAAAAGAAATGAAAAGGTATCTAGATAAGTTTCATACTTGGCACCTCTATTATAGAACTGAAATAGTTTTTTTTATATTAGGATTTTTAATAGGCGCTATTATTATTTAATGAAGGGATCAAATGGTTAAAAAAACAAGCAAGGGCGAGACTTTTTTGACGTTACCTAATTTTAGAAAGTTTTGGATTTATGACCGTCCTTATGGTCATGATATTGTAATCTATTGCGATAATCGTCAAACCACTATAAAATGTAAATGGCCAGATCGTAAAAGAGTAGATTCAGGCCGAGTAGTTAAAAAATAATCAAAGGTTGCAAAGAGTTTAAAAATGAGTATAGCTAGTATTAGATCTTTACCGATTTGCAAAGAATGCAAAGGAAATGGGTATATCAGGGGTTCAGTGGACACTGCTACTTGTATCTTTTGCTTCGGATCAGGACATAGTAATCACGGCTCACGAGTCACGTATGAAGATATGTTAAGCGTATTTGAGATGTGTGAAAACTATGTCAGAGAAAATAAAAAAATCGGCCCCAAGTGAACTAACAAAGCTTCTTGTTTTGTTAAGTAAGAAATTATCACGTAAACAGTACGATAAAAGCGTCAACATTGTTTCCTCATTATTAACAGGCGTTAATTATGGATATGATGCAGAGGGCATAGATTTTAAATTTCACCGAGACGCTTATGATATCTTTTTAATTCATAGTAATGAAAAGGAACCACAAGCAGAAGTATTGCCATTTAAGGTATTGAAGGGTGGAAAGAAAAATAATGTATAATATGCGTATGAAAAAAGTAGATACAGAATTTAGAACTCTTCAGAACTTTATTATGGATTATAAGTTAACCGGCGCTGAGAAAACCACATTACTGTCGGATCTCCATATTAATTACGAGGTCGCCTCTCATAGAAAATCTAAGAAAGAGAAGTACCATCGTGATCTACTCACCAGAGCTGTTAAAACTTATGGGCACTAATATTGCAAGTGATCTCATAAAAGATAACCATCAATTACCAGAACAAAAACTTTGGCGATATGTAATCTTAAATGCAGTCGAAGATGCTAGGGCCATGGCAGCCGATCGTAAAACTAGTGTTTATAAATTTGATGCTCATGAATGGATATTAAATGGAGACACTTTTAATCAAACTTGTTGGTGGGCCAATTGGGACCCAGATGAAGTAAGATTAAATTATAAGAAAGCCTTGCAAAATAGATCGATAGTTTTTTTAGAAAAACATCTACGTTGGCATGATTATACTAAAATGTTTCACAAATTAAAATCAGCCAAAGATAAGGACTCTAGAAAATATTTAAGAAGTAAAGTAGAAGAGGCCAGAAAAAAAGTGATGTCTGCTAGAATGGTTGTTGTTACTACTTTATTTATTTCCATAAGAGCTTGATCCCATCTTAAGAGATTATTAAACTTTGCTTAACAAAAGGAGCAACGATGTTTAATAACAATGAAGACCCAAAAAATAAAATCGAACAACAAGATGAGCTAATCGAAGAGTTAGAAAATAGAGTAGCTAAACTTGAAGAGATTTTAGATGTGCAAGTAGAAGAAGATGAAATCGAAGATATTGAAGATGATGAAGATAATGAAGACGAAGAATAGTCACGGTGGAATGTTTTTTAGATAAAAAGGATAGTTAGGGTGGGATGAAGATGACAAACCCACCCTGATACTAAACAACGAGAATGTCTCTATTAAAGACATGTCTAGATCTTACTAAATAAATTTAATGAATGCAAATAAAAAACCCTGGATTGTAGAACCCAGGGTTTGTGGAAAGGAATGAAAACAAATGTACATCTATTATAAACAAACCCTATTTTGTGTTCAAGTCCCGTGTAGCGTGTATATGTAGTAGTGATAAGGACAATCAGGGGCCACGGGTCACGGTTCTGCCACAATTGCGGTATTCCTATATACCCACTCTATAGAAAAAAAATATTTAAAAAAAAATTCTATAGGGCCTAAAAACTAGGAAACTAGGAAAAAGTCAATAAAATCAACACTTCTAGGTCAAAAATAACTAGGAATAAACTAGGAAAATTCCCAGAAAACTAGGAAAAATCTTGATCCAACCTCTGTAAAATTAATTTTTAAAAAATATTTTCCTACTTTTGGGGTATATGGGTCATCTCAAAGTATGTTATAAATAGGTCAAGATGCCAAAAAAGAAGAATGAATTAAAAACTTGGACGGAACTGACAAAGAAGCAAAAATCTTTTGTTGATATTCTTGTTGAGAATTGGGGACAAATATCAAAAGTTGAGGCTGCTAAAAAAGCTGGCTATGAGTCCAAAAAAGAATATGGTCCTATGGAGATTGCTTCAAGACTTACTAATCCAGATTTAAACCCACATGTATGTAGATATTTAGAAAGAAGACTAACTAAAGAATTACAAATTTACGAAAAAGATAAATTAAGAAAATATAAAAGATTTGATGATCTATCAAAGAAAGCTGAAAATAAAGGCCAACTTGGTGTGGCCGTAAATGCTGAATTTAGATCTGGTCAAATGGCAGAAATGTTTGTAAATAAATCAGAAGTAAAACATGTTGGATTGGAGGGTATGTCACGTGAACAGCTTGAGAAACGTTTATCAGAGCTCGAACAAAAAATTGGTGAAGCAAAAGACATCGTTAACGTTACGCCAGAAGAACCTGTTGAAAACTAAAAATTGGTCAGACTTCATGACGGTGTTTCATGAGGTTCACAATCCAAGAATAAATACAAGTTTAGGGGTTGTTAAAGTAAAAGTTTCAGATTTGTAAAACTTAACTATGTAAATATGAAACAGATTTGTAAAACTTAACTATGTAAATATGAAACGAAAAATTAAAATAAATAAAAAGAAAAAAATTGATATAGAAAAATATCCAATGGTTGAGGTTCATTGGCATGATATAGTAAGTGACCCTAGTTGGATAAGTTTAGAGGATTTAAAAAACGCTAAACCTGCTATCTGTATAACCAAAGGACATTTGTTAAGTCAAACTAAAGGCATAACTAGAATATTTGGTGATTATGCTGTAAATGAAAAAGACCCCAAAAAAATTGATGAAGTTGGTAATTCTACAATAATACCAAACTCTAATGTGTTTGACATAAAGAAGATTTAGTTGTTTTTTAAATTTTTTCTACTATATATAGACTATGAATTTCTTAAAACTTATTCATGTAATTTTTGATGATTTCCTTTTATTATTATTCTTTGTTTTAATCTATTTTTTATTACAGTTAATTTAATTTGACATATCCTATCAAATCCTATAATGATTTGCTTGACCAATTGTTAGTAGCAGGGATTGACCTAACCAACGCAATTGGATCTGAGGTCAAGTGGGCAAGAAGATTGAAGCTATGAGGCTAGTAGCAATATATCACGCTCCCCACTAGACCACATTTGGGGTCAAGTTAGTGAGGACTCACATTGGTGATAATCTAATTTGACCTTTAAACTAAACAAAGGAGAAAAATATGGGACTAGACCAATACGCACAAGTTAGAAATAAAAAAATAGACTTTAGCAAAGTTTATTCTAAGGATTATAAACCTCAAAGAGATGGGTTTGTTTGGCGAAAACATGCGAGATTGCAGACGTTTATGCAAAATAAATTCTTTGAACAAAACCCAAATTTAGGTGATGTTGATTTTAATTGTAAAGATTTGATAATTGATAAAAAAATTATTGAAGAATTACGTCAAGAAATTAAAAGTGGCTATCACTTTTCTTTTTGTGAGGGTGGTTGTTTTTGGGGACATCAATTCCAAGAAGACAGTGTCAAAGAGTACAAAAAACAAGACCTGCAATTTTGTGATTGGGTATTAACAGAATTAGAAAAAGGAAATAAAGTTGTCTATTCTTGTTCTTGGTAAGTTCTAACTATGTTCTAAAAAGTGTTCATTATGGGTTTTATACAGACCCATTTTGAACATAAAGAAATATTTACATTTCCCATAATAATAAGATATAACAAATTATGTTCAAAACTATTAATAAAACTAACAAAGGATTAGACATGAATAGCAAGGAACAAAAACAAATGGAACAATTTAGTGCTAAACCATTAGCGCAAATTGTATTAGAACACTCTAAAGATGACGAGATTATTAAACAAATCTCAAAAGTGCATAAGCTAAGAAAAGCATTTATTTTAGAGAAAATAAAAACAGACAGAAAACTTTTTACATTTAAAAAGTCTAAGATTATGGTTGAAGTTCAAAAGACTTTGAGAAGTATCTTTGACAGCAAAAAGTTTAAGTCTGAAAATTCTGACTTATATGAGCAGTATAAAACAGAAACAACAGCAACAACTTTGAAAACAACAAGAGTATGATTTTCAAATTTTTATCAAAAATTAAGCCCCTTAAACGAGACGAGGGGCTTATTGCAATTAAACCTAAACCACTCTCAAAAGTTCATCTACAAGGACAGCACGTTGAGAGATTTCTTAAACAAAGAAAAGCAAAAAAAAATGGCTAATTACAGCTCACATATTGCCGAAATTATGAGGGATTATAAATTGATGAGTAGAATTTCATTTTTAAGAATTCATAGCGAGCAAGACTACCAAGATGCAAAAAGAGAAATAGAAAAACAAAAACATGAAGAAAGGATTGATGTATTAAGATATGGAAACTGATCTAAATAAAGTATTAAAGTACGTTAATAATTCAGCAAATAAAGCTAGGGATTTGATGTTTCATGAAAATACAGATAATACTAGACATATAACTACAATAATAGTTTGTGAGCAGGTTGCTAAATTTGTTAAGAAACTCCAAAACCCAAAAAAGGCGCAGACGAGTAGCGAGAAATTAAAAAAATATAGAGTAATAAAAGAGTTTTTTGTAGATGCAAAAGATGAATACGATGCTGAGTATAAAGCAACCTACAAAAAATTAAAATCAACCTTTATTGATGTGCAAGAGGCAGTAGATGATGAAGAGGGAAAACATGGAAATAATTAGCAATCCTAACGATACTATTTACTATATTCTATTAGGAAGTGTTGCTATATGGTTCTACTTTTTTTTCTTGCGTTAGGTCATTTCTTGACTTAATAAAAGTCATGAAGAAAAGAGAAAGTTTATTGTGGCTTCGTATAAAAAAACTAAAGTTAAAAGGTCAAATCTTTCGCATAGAAAGCAATACTATCAATGGTATTCCTGACATTTATTGGTTGATAAATGGTCAATCAATTTGGATTGAATTAAAATCTAATTCTATCAAGAATTGCGGTCTCTCAAAGTTTCAAATTAACTGGCATAACTCTCATTTTAAAAATGGGGGTCGTTCTTTTATCTTGCAAAGAGACCTCTCTTTGTCAAAGCTCAAACTATTTGAATTACGTGGGTCGAGGGTCGTGAACCTTTTGGCTGAGGGCGTTGATGATAATGGCACGTTGGACTTGCACTTTGATTGTATGCGTTGGCACTGCGAAAAAATAAAATTTTAAAAAATGACCGAGAAGCGTGAACCACGCCTCTCGGTGCTTGATTGATGAAACCCCCCAACGCCTTCGGCGTTGGGGGGTTTCGTGTTTCTAAAAAGTTGCTATGCAACTTTGAAACTAAACCTCTATAACTAAAACTTTGCTATGTGCATATGAGCGTGTAGGTCTATAACTAAAACTTTGCCATGAGCTTTTGAAACGAAAACTCTATAACTTATTTATAAAAAAAAATTTAAATATAAATAAAAGAGTCATGAGTCTTGCAGCTCCTGGGCCTAAATAAAAAAAATTAAAAATTATTTGACAGTCCTGAGATCTTATCGTAATAAGACGAATCAAAACAACGGAAGGAAAAAAAAATGATTGATGAAAATAAAATAAAAAATAAAGGTCCGGAGAAGGTGACATTTGTGGACATGGTAGCCGTATCGATCCAGCGGCTTGTGAATCCTGCAGCTACTAAGGAACAGAAAAAAATGGCTGCTGATGGACTCTTAATACTGGCCAAAGTTTTGGATAAAAATCCAAATATAGTAAAACAACTGGAGGAAAAAAAATGACACTACAAGCACCATTAATAAAAGGAGAGAAGAAACCAGAGACATGCGAAGAGCAGCTCAGGAGGATGGTGAAAGACATTGCCAACGACATCACCAGCGGAGAAGGAGACGCCTCCAAGTGGATGGAAAACACGTATGACATCAGGTACCTAGTGGACCACAACAAGATGTTCCTTGGTGCCGAGATCCTAGTGGCTGGAGGCGGCCCAATTATCTGGGTGGACACATTCAGAGAGCAGGTTACCGGCTGGTGGGGCTCGGACCGTGTGCATTGGTACTTCCAAGATAACTTAGGATTAAACGATTATTGTGAAGAGCTGTACAATGGTTAACCTTCTTTTATTCATTGCGATTCTTTTTATCATTGCGATAATTTAGAATCGTTCTAAACTAGGCCCAGAATGTTTGTGTTCATTCTGGGCCTTTTCATTTGATATCTTTTCTAGATAAGATATAAATTATTTCATAAACAAACAACGGAGAAAAAAAATGGTAAAAAAAAGAGATCCTTGGTGGAGATTACAGGACTTGGTACACGATGAAACAAAAGTTGAACCAGACCCAGAATTTTTCATCAGGATTGATCAAGCTATTAAAGAGCTTGAAAATCTTAAAAAAGAAAAATTGATTTATCATAATTTTAATTGGGATAAGATACAGCCAGTTAAAGATCTTTTAGATGAAATGGAGGATCTTAATGATACGGTATACTTACCTTCTTACAAGATGAATCTTAAAAAGATCTATAATTCTACCACTGATCAGGAAATAAAAAACAATGCATCAGTAAAAAGATTAATAGCAAGATCTTAGATTTCTCCAACGTGGTCCGGCATTGCTGGGCCACGTACCCTCCCCCCCACTAGCTGCAATCAATAGAGGTACCAACCACTTTTAAAAACTAAAAAAATTTTATTAAATTTTTTTGGGGGAAAATATATATAATAATAACTTTTACACTATAACTTGTATGACAAATACATGTAGTATATGGTTAAACAAAAAGGGACCCAAGGAGAATTGAATTGTCAAAGATCCTTAAATAACGTAATATCAAAAAGGCCCCACATTAAAAATAAAGGGACTCAAAGTGATAATAATTGATAATTTTTTAGATAAAGATTTAATTAAATTTTTTAATAAAATTTGCGTTCATCAAATACCACATTTTTATGGACATAATTCTCACGAAAAATCTAATCCTTTTTATAAATCTAATATTAATTTAGATGATACTTTAATCAGATTTATTTGTGAAAAATTAAAAAAACAATTAAATTTTAAATCGGTATTAAGAGCGTATATTAATGTTCAATTTAAAGACATGGATGGAGACTGGCATGATGACGATGGCACTAATACTATCCTTCTTATGGTAACAAAAACACTGCCTAAAAACTCAGGGTGTTTTGAAATAAAAAAAGATAATAAAATAGAAAAGGTAGACTTTGTTCAAAACAGGTTAATATCTTTTGATGCTCGCCTAAAACATAGAGGGCTAGCTCCAAAAGAACCAAATACTCCTAGGGTGACTTTCGCTTTAAAAACAGAGTAAAAACTTGTATACAAGAAATTATGAAAAAAAATGTTGACCTATTATCAACAGATCAATTACGTCTGAAGCTTGAAAAAACTTGGATACAACATATTAAATTATGCCAAGATAATTTTTTATATTTTGTAAAAAATGTTTGGCCTGAATTTATTTGTAGAACAGAAAAAGAGCCTGATAAATGGGGGCACCATCAAATTATTGCAAGAGAATTTACTGACATAGCTAAAGATAAAAAAGGAAGGCTTATTGTAAATATGCCTCCTAGACATACAAAATCTGAATTTGCATCTATTTACTTTCCTGCATGGATGATCGGTAAGTATCCTAAAATGAAATTAATGCAAGTATCACACAATGCAGAACTATCAGCTAGGTTTGG